ATGCTGAAATACCCGCTGTACAAGCTCTGCAATATGGACGCAGGCCCGCGCTATTGCAGGCTCGCCGTCAACCCCACTTGCAACAAGCCCAAGGCGAATTTCGTTGTATTCAAGAAGCAAGAGATCCGGTACGACGGTGGGACGTACCACATCAACTACAGCGGCGATTGGCTTTATGTCGGGGACAACCTGCCGGACGCCCAGATCAACCGCGCATCGGAACTCGTGCGGATCGACAAGGAGAAGCGCGAGCGCCGGGCCGCTCCGCCGTCCGCACGGAAAGTCATTCTGGCGGAGATCGACAATTACATCGCCGCCCTGCGCCTCGCCAGACGGCCAGATAAAACCATCAAGGACAAATTCCGGATCTTGAAATCCTTCGCCGCGCTGGCGGAAAATAAAATTCATGTGGACCAGCTCGGTCGCAACGACATGCTGAAATTCAAGAACGCGATGTTCGACGAAGGGTACGCCCACAAAACTGTGGACACGATGATGGCCGCAGTCTCCACTTGGATGCGGGTCGTCGATCCGGCGTTCTTGTCCTGCAAGAAGACCTGGGGGATGCTGGCTTCCGACTGGCCCCAGTACAACAAATACCCGCCACCGGAACCGTACGAGCCGTGGGAGATCGTGGCGATGGAATCCTGCACCAAGGACAAATACATTTTCAACCTGTTGATTCGCTTGTTTCGCTCCACGGGTTGCAGGTTGCAGGAGATCACGCACTTGCGCCGGGAGAACGTGGACCGCCGCACGATGACAATTTCAATCGAGCAGAAGCCGTGCGTCGATTGCGCCAACTGCCGCTCACGGGACAACACGTGGCATCCCAAGACGCCGGAGAGCACCAGAGAAATTCCGATCAGCGATACGTTAATCGAGGAGTTGTTGGCGCTGCCACAAAAGGGTTTGTTGTTCCCAACCGACGACGGGAAAGTGGAGGGTCACCTTCTCCGCCAACTGCAAGAAGCGGTCGAGGAATCCGCTGTCAAAAAAGTAAAACTGCATCGGTTCAGGGACGTGTTTTGCACCAACAAATTGCGGGATGGTGAGGATATTTGCACCGTTGCGAAATGGGCGGGGCATACGGATATTAACGAGACGAAAGGTTATGCCGACTGGCTGAGCAGTCAGTCTTCACAAACCAGAGAATCTGCCAACCGTGAAACAGACCGCTATGCAAGTTTGAAGGTTATTCCGAGAATGGTGCGCAGCGCCTAAATTTCGCCCTTCAATGTTCGGGGCTTTGCCACCTGTGATCGCATTTCGGCTTCTTCTTGAAGGGCGCGCCGGCCTGGCTGAATCTTGACCGGCACTTCGGGCACGTCCAGCTGTATAGCGTGAAGGTGATGGTCTTCTGCGGGACGTGATGGACCTCCACCACGACCGTCTTCGTTTTCATCGTTAAATTCTCCGCCGCCGTTTTTTCCGTGTCAATCCCCGTCACTCTTTATGGAATTGCTGGGCGCCAAACGCTCCCGCCGCAGCAAAAACGGCGCTCGCAAAAATAGGTTAGATGCGGATTTTTAGAAAACGTCGCAAACCTCGTCGCGGTGAAATTTTTTTGAAGATTCTCTGTTAAAAACTGAGACGCGACGGCAATGTTGTACTAAACGATACAGACGCGCAATTCGAGTTGTTTTAATTTTCGATTTGTGAGCGGGCCGAGCCGCAATTTTCAAGCGTCGAAATAGCGCCCGCTCCAAAGTGGGCGGCGCCGCGGTTGATATGGACAGCCCGAACGGCACGAGCGCCGCCACAAAATTCTAAAGGAGAACAAAAAGTGAGCGCGTACCTTGATTTGACTATCTTTGAAAAGTGCGCCGTCAGCGAAAGCATGGGGCCGCTTTTGAGCGGCCCAGATTGCCCGTGCCCATCATGCATGGACGACGCGGCCCCAATCATCGACGAGAGCGATGGCGGACAGATTCACATGCTAAGCGCGTCCGAATGGTTCTCGCGAATGTGCGAACACTCGATGCCCTTGTTTTCACCTGCCGCAAATCCGCGAATGGAAGGCGAGCTGATATTAACCTGGGTGTCGCGGAGGTCCGCATGACTAAAACCTTTGTTTTACACCGGACATTCTCGGGGCCAAGGGGCGGCGACCCGATCTATTACATTTGTGAAGGAACGAATCCGCCGCAGAAACTCGCCGGCACGGGAATTTCCAAATGGATTAACTCGTTGAATCCCAATTGCACAGTGCGACTAACAAGCCTGGGAACGTTCGGCCCGCTGCTGCTGGAATTGCAATCTCACGGCGTCGTCCTAGTTTATAGGCACTTTCACGATCTTGGAATCAAGAAAGGGTTGGGGCCGGAAGAAGCCGTCGCCGCGTATGCCGCGTTGCCCGCAGAATTGTTCCGCGTCGTAACTTTCCGCAAGGACTTGATGGAGCTTCGCTCCCTGGTGCAGTTGCGCGAGGCCATCATGCACTTCCGTGTTTCGTGCGGGCAAAAGATAACAGAATCGACGCGCGCCATGGGCTACACGGACGACGACCCGAACCGGCCGGAATGGTTGCGCGCGGCCGAGATCGAGCACCGCGAAGATATCAAAAGATTCGAATCGCCCTTGGAGAAAGAGATCGGGCGGCGCGCAAAAGCAATTCCGGAGTGCGTGATTTTGAATGAAATCCTCGCGATATCCGACAAGAGCTGGGGCACGTCGAGCACGGTCGTGGGCCTCACGGGCGGCGCCGAAAAATTCGCGACCGTGGCGAAACTTTGGAGGTTCAGCGGTTTCGCGGTCGTCGGCGGAAAAACTGAAAAAAGGACTCGCGGAGAATCGCTCCATTATAGTCCGACGTTGAGAACGGCCTGGTGGCTCTGGTGCGACAGCATGCTGAAAGTGAAAAACCCGAAATGGCGGCCCGCTTACGACTTCTACCGCGAGCAAATTATTGCTAAGCACCCAGAACTGACTGAGACGCATTGCAACGCTCGGGCGCGACGGCGGGTGATAAAGGACGCTTTGTGCGCCTGGTGGACGCGGATGCGTGGAGAGAAGCGAATTTCACGGAGCGCGGCGGCTTGATCGTGGAATTTTGGCGACTGATCAGAGCCTGGCACCCATGAAGTCAGCGTCGCCAAAAACAAGGGAGCGCCCATCGGCGGCGCGACATCCATTGCGAGCCCGACGAACGCTCCCAAAAGTTTCGCGCCGAACCACTCGCGTCACCCTGAGTATGTTCGCGCGACAATGGGGCAGGTCGGGACCGACTTGACAACCTGTGAGGGGACACCTGCCCCACAAATTTAGTCAAGGAGAAAAGAAAGAATGGCTTCACTGCCCACACCGCAACCTAAGAGATTCACCAGGCGGGCGTACGCGATAGCGTGCGTGGCCGAATGGAAACGCTGGATCGCAGAAGGCAAGGCGCCGGCAACGCGACAAACAGCGATGGACCTTATCGCCGCAGAGATGGTCGCGTTGCAGAATCCTCCGGCGCTCGTCGGAGAATTCCTCGCGCTAAAAACATCGGCGCAGAGCATCGTCGTTGATGGCGTCGAGCGCCTGGATGACAGCTTGTCGTTCATCGCGTGGGATCTCAGCGCGAATCACGGAAGAGCATTAAATTACGATACCGCGAGTAACTATTTCTCGGGACTGCTTCGCCAGGCATGCAACCTAATCTTCACGTTCACAAGAGTGCCGATCACCTTGCAGAGCGGCGCGCGGATTTCGATGCCCACCGTCGTCAGCACCGGCGAAGGGGCGCAGCGCATCATCGACCTGAAATCGCAAAACCTTTCGGATATCGCCAGGGCGTTCATTGAGGATGGGAAAGTCAGGCTCTTGCGTTGGCGGCCATGCGGCGCGGGGCCGGAATTCATCATCCAGACGCTGCGGACGCTGGAGTCCGAGATATTGAAGGAGTTTTGAGAGTTTGGCGCGTGGCGTCCGTTCTCCTTCGTCACGCGCCAGGGGGCGGGCCTATAAATGCGTGTCCGACCAATCGGCGGGCGCCGCCCCGAACAAATTTCCGCTGCCAGAGTATTTGTAATCATCCGGAGTGGAAGCGCGGTGGAGAAAAGGGGCGGCCCATAACGGAAGTGACGCCCCTACCAGCCGGGGCCGCCCCTAAATTTTTATGAGACAGAACATGACAAAAGAAATCTGCGCGTGCGGCCATGAGCGGAATCTTCATCACCACGATCGTTCGTGCACAGGATATTCGGACGTGGCGAAACTGCGGTTTTGCCGATGCGAGAAATTTTCGAGCTGCCAACTTGAAGGCGACTCCCGAGGGGCGGCCGCAGCTCGGAAAGGGGGACGGCCTTCAAGTGGATAATTCAACCTCGACAACATCGCCGTCCCAGGATTTTGCGGGCGCCACGGGAGTGGCGACAACCATGGTGCTGCTGCGCTCGCAAAAAGGGGCGGCCGGAAAAAATCGCCGCCCCGAGATTTTGCGGCTCTCGTTCATCTGTCACACCAATGTGGGCGCGCCGCAAAAAGGTGGGCGGCCACCGTGGGAGTATCACCCAATGCTTATTCGCCGCCCACCAAAAATGTTTGGCGGCCAGGATGCCCGTGTCACCCCACGCAGTCTCGCCGCCAATAGCTGGGCGCGGGCCGTTGTGGACTTGCACAACCGTTTAAGCAACGTCCGCGCCTGGTTTTCAAAAGGAGAATTATGAAATACGTTGAAATCATTTATGCCGAGGCGACCGCCGACACCCAGGCGTTCGTGAGAAACGCTGTCGGGGGAACGGCCAACGGCAGCGTGTTCTTCGGGTTGTCTAAATTCGACATGCCCTGCGGCCACGCGCCGTCCGACAACCGAGCAATCGGCTTCACCGACCCGGCAACCAATACAAGGTACCGAGTGTATTTGAACCGCAAAAGCTACCAGGACAAAGAATACCGCGAAGTGTGCAGGACGATGGACCGCTCGAAGGGCGCCACTGTGGAGGTTGAGAACTGATGAGTTTGGCGACTGTGGCCCGTACGCCACCCAATTCGCTCGCGTCGCCAGATAAAAGCTGGGGCGACCATTTTGGCCCCGACGACCATGTTGATGGCGTCGCCCCAGCTAGTTTTTCCGGTAGAATTCGGATTCAAATCCCTCGGCTCCGATGGGCAATCCGGTGGCCCACGCGGGAACATCGGTCATGCAAGAATTGAAACCTTCCAACGTGAGCGGCGATGAATGCGCGAGCTGGGCAACCAGTTCGTCATGACAATGCAAAACGAGGGGATACCCCAATTTATGGGCGCGCATCATGGCGTTCACCAGCAAATCCCTGCTCGCCGCCTGCACAACATTTTCGACAATTTTCGCGCCGCGAGTTTTTACAACTCCCCAAGCCTTGCCCATGCCTTCGTAAACCAGGATGGACTTTCCGGCCCAATCAGGGTCCTCGATCACCATCGGCTTCACGTAATGGAGCGCGCGGCCAGACGGGAGAATGATTCTCAGCATCTCCGGCTGAGATCCGTCGATGCGCAGCTTTCCCAACCGCAAGACGCAAAAATCCTGCACCGCTTGCATCGCCGCCGCGCCCAGGTTGTACCAAAAATCCGGAATCTCGGGATACGTTGCGCGGAACAATTCGACATAGACCTGCGCCTCTTCCTCGCTCATATCAATGCCCATGTTGCGCGCGTAGGCCGCGAGGCGCTTGGAACCCATGCCGAAGCCGCAGCCCAATACCGGCGCCTTGGCGCGCTGCCGCTCGTCGGCGGTGATCTCGTCGTAAAGCTTGTTGTACATCAGGCACGCGAAAGTCTTGTACGCGCATCTGCCATCCTCGTAAATCTTGAGCATGTTCACGCAGTTGGAAAACCAAGACAGAACGCGATTTTCAACTTGAGCCAAATCGCTGATGAGATACCGGCTGCCGGACGGCGCGCGGAAGCAGCTCCGCAGGACGCCGCTGACCGCTTCCACCACGGGAATTCCCAGCATGCCGAGGTCGTCGCCGCACAGAATCGCGTTGGTGATTTCGGCCGTCAATTTTTTCACCCTCGGCGTGGGGCGCAGCAAATTTTGAATGTTGACGCCCCAACTCGCCCAACGGCCCGTGTGCGCGCCAAAATAAACAAATTGGCCCTGGAGCCGACCGCCGTGGGCGCGCTCGGCGATGGACACAAGCTTCGAGCTGGCGCTCCCGCCCTGGCGCTGCTTAAGCAAAAACACTTCGCGGCACGGAGCCGGCAACTTCGCGTCGTTCAGCGCGGCCTCCACGTGGGGCTTGTCGAGGCTCTTCATGGCGTAGCTTTGCGCCGCGAACCACTTTCGCATCTGCTGGCCGCTGTTGGGATTGGCGACGCTGGTGATCGCTTTGATCTTTTGGACAATCTCCTCGACTTCGCCTTTCGTGAGGCGGCGGGCATTCGCGATGAATGTTTCATCGAGTGTCAGGCCGCGATTGTTTATGAGCTGGTCGAGAATCCAGACTTGGTATTCGGACGCGGGGAATTCGCCGATCTCATTGAGCCGGTGCGCGCAGGCGCGCTCGGCGGAAACGTCCTGGCGGTTGTACTGGAGATAGGTTTCCCATTCGACGGGATTCGTTTCATGATTCTTGAAGTGCGCCGGTTTTTTCTCGGTGGCCTTGGTCAAGATGGAAAACAGCTTCATGAGCTGCTTTCCTTCTTTCATTTTTCCCGCGTCACCCAAGCCCAACACGCGGCTGGCGGCGTCGAGCGCGCCGGGGTAGCCGAGATACCGGCTGTGGCACATGGTATCGAAACAGGATTTGAGCGGAAGGACTATCCCGAGGGTGGAAGCGAGCAACGCTCGCTCGAATGTCACGTTCCATCCAATCTTGGTGATCGCGGGGTTCAGCAGCATCGCCTGCAGATCATCGGGCATCGGGCCTTGGTGCGCCTGCCACTGCTGGACTGGGCCGTCGTCCGTGGCGTAAGCCAACATTATTATTTTTGTCGAAGGATGGGCGGCATAGGCAGCAAGGCCGACTTTTTTAAGGTCGGCCTCACTGAGGGTCTCAACATCTATATGGAGCAGCACTTACTCGTCGTCCTCCGGCGACCCCAGCCCGCTCTCAATCGTAGGGCCACCGGCTACCATGGCCTTCAGATCGAGCGCGGAGATGGTCCGTCCCACTTTGCCGTTCAGGCGCGCGATGAAAGGCTGCGCGAGCTTGATGAGGGCCGCTTCATCACCTGCCTGGCGGTAACGCGAGGAGGTCATGGCGCGGTAATTGAAACGCTTGCCATCCGAGGTTTGAATCCAATCGATATCAAAAACCCCGGCAGTTTCGGTGGCGTCCGACAAGGTCTTGAAATGTGTCGGAGAGAGGGAAATGTAACCGATGGTGTATTCCGGCTTCACGCCCGCAGCCAGCTTCCCAGCGGCGTCAGCGTTGTTGTAACCGGCGACCAGAACCACGGTGTTCCACTTGGCGTATTCGCGGGGGCAAAGCACGCATCCCGCCTCGCCAGGGCAAACAAACATCCCTTTTTTCTGGCCCACCGCGACGTAATGGGTGAGGTTGCTGACAGGGTCCACGCCAGGAACCAGCGTGAAACGCAGGGCGCGCTCCGTCGTGCTCTTGAGGCGAAGCAGGCCATCGCCAGCTTGGATTCGGCTGTCTCCCCATTTGATGACGGGGTTTTTTGCTGTTGGGTTCACGGGCGGCGTGGAAGGAACTTTCCCCGTCGTTTTCCCGTTTGGTTTTGGCGCTGTGTTGAACTGCGGCGGAACTGCTGATTTCAAATCATCTGCGTTCAAATCATCATCTGGAATTTCAAAGGGCATACGTTTCTCTAGGTCGTTTAGTTGTCATGCGGGCGGGACCAATCTCCGCGCTCACGAGAGTGTCTGCACGAAAGAGGTCTCCGTGAGGGAGACTCACCACTTTCGCAGTGAGCCTCCGGCCCAAATCACCCTGGTGCACCGAAGTGCGGGGGCTTCTTGGACGCGCTCTGCAAACCAAATACTGCGTGCCCGCAAAGTGCCGAGGAATTTTCTGAATGTTTTTTAAACTATTTCGTACAGGTTTTCCGCGCGGCCTTTGCCTGTACCGAAGTACAGTTTTCCGATTCCGAAAACGAATTCGGGGACGCCGCAGAGTATTACGACAGTGCTCGCCCGCTCCAACGGGCGACCGTGAGGCGCGGCAAGTTTCCGCCGACCAGTCTCGCCCGTAAGGACAATAAGAGTGAATTTCGCAGAACGCGCATTGCCGATGCTAAGGCTAGGCATCCACGTGATACCGTTGGAAGTCCGAAGCAAGGACGCCTACTGGAAGAACTTCCAAAAAATGGAGATGGCAAGCGAAACGCAGATACTGGAATGGAGCCAAGCCCATCCAGACGACAACTGCGGGTGCATCGCAAAATACGAAACCGTCTGGATGCTCGACGTGGATTGCATCGAGCTGATTCTGGAGATTGAGCGCGACACCGGCCACAAGATGCCGATGACATTGATCGTCGAAAGCGGCCGCGTCGGCGGGGGCGCGTTCCATTATTATTTCCTACAGACCGACGCCAGCCGCAAAATGAAGAACGGCGCCATAAAAGGGCGCGGGCAGTGGCAGGTCAATAACCGCTATGTGGTGGCGGCAGGAAGCATCCATCCGAGCGGGAAAGAATACAAATCGAACGGGATGCCAATAGTTCAGGCGCCGGATTGGCTGGTTGAATACCTCGGCTCGCGTGAAACGAAGGGCAAGGAGCGGCCTGTCGCGGAATTCAAAACCGAGGGTTTCGCCACAGAGCAGCGGGAATATGTTGACGGGTTCCTGGCGGCGAATCCGTGGGAAACGCGCAGCGGCTGGCTGGACTACGTGGCGCCGGAAGAGCAGCGTGGATACAAGATGTATGTGCGGTGTTTCAACGAGCACAACCACACGCTTGGAACCGGCAATGATTCGAGCGCCGCGATACTGGTGGCCGACCATCTGGGACTGGATTTCAAATGCCAGCATCACTCATGCCTGCATTTCGTGTGGGAGGATTTCCGCGCCGCCGTGGAAGCGCCGCCAGATATCTCGGAATGGACGAAGCCGCGCGGCAACGTGGACGGGACCGCCGCGCAGGCGGCAATGGAGAAGCCGGCGACGGAAGAGCCAGAAGCCCCAAATGTGAAAACGGAATCGCGCGTGTATGCGGGCAATGAGATCCCTTTCCCGAGGGATCTCATGGACTGCAAACTTGGGAAAGTGGCGCGCACGTTCGAAGGGCCTCCGGCATGGAGCTTCCTTTCCGCGCTCGCGTATTACGCGGGCCAGGGCGTGCCCTACGTCGGGAGCCTGCCGACTAATATTTTTTGTACGAACCTTGCGGAATCGGGCGGCGGCAAGAGCCTGGTCGCGCAGCGGGCGAGGGAAACTTTCATCTACAACGACCGCGAAGCCGTGCGCGACGATCTGATCATAAGCGACAACAGCCTCCTGCTGGTGTTGGGCGGGGTGAAAGTCGCGGACCTCACCGAGGAATTGCGCGTCCCAAAGGCGACGCTCTTATATCAGGACGAGGGCGCAAATTTATTGTCGAAAAATAACATTGAAAATTCCGGCCTGTGCTATGCGTTCAATCAACTCTTTTACCAGTCGCATTACGGCAAGAAAGTCGGGCAGCATGAAATGCGCTGCTACGCGAAGGTCAGCTTGCTGATGGGGTTGACGGTGGATTCGCCAGCGGAGTTCGCAGAGCTGTTCGGCAAGTCCACAATCAACGGGTTCTTTCGCAGGATGCTTTTCGCTGACGGACCCGACAATTGGGTGGGCCGCGACAACTGGGTGGCGGATCCTGTGGAGCTGCGCCCGCAGTCCAGCATTTCGCTGCCGGACAATGTGGCGCAAATGAAAACGGATTGGATGCAGGAAGACCTGAAGGAACGGAAGAACCTCGGGGAATTGGGATTGCGGGCGGCCATCCTCATCTGCAGCGCAGAAAACCGCAAGGCCGACCGGCTCACCGCTGGGCGGAGCGAGATACCTGGGGTGAGGGCGGATGACGTTTGGACTTCGCCGGTGACGAAGGATGATATGAGCCTCGGGCTAATGCTCGCGGAATACCAACAACGGCTGCGGCGCCGCTACCGCCCTGGCATCGCTGAGAACTCGCTGGAGGCGAGGTGCACCCAGACCGTTTTGCGGGGGCTGGAGGAAGTCGGCGTGGACGTGCCTATCAGTTTCCGCGCGTTCAGCCGGAAGCATCATCTTGATCGTTATGGGTCGGCAACGTTGCAGCGGGTGCTGCTGAGCCTCAAGTCGCGGGAGGTGATCGAGTTCGGGAGCGCCACTGTGGGCGAAGGGCGGGCGACGAAAATGATCATGCTCATAGGCGGGGAATGAGAAGTGTCACCATGTCACCTTATCTATGCACTGCATCGGAAAAGCCCAGCTAAACCTCATTATTAGTATCGATAAAATGGGATATTTTTTAGCACATTTATAGGGAAAATTGGTGACACTTGGCGAAGGTCTTGCGAACGTTGGACTTACGCCAAAAAGAAGTGTCACCACCCCATTTGGTGACACTTCTGGTGACACTTCTTTCCCTCGCCGGAACCGTGGGCGCGAAGCGAGGATACAGCCCCAACCTTTCCGGCGGAGTTGACACACGAGGGATACTCCCCGAAAATTGATGTACAGTCTGGTAGGAGAGGGAATTTATGAAAATGAAATTCGCGGTCAAGGCCGTCACGACAGTTACCACTGGTAAACTGCTTGTGCAACTTGCGGGAGAATACGGAAACATTCAACTCAATCTGCCGGACAGTCAGCAAATAGGGCTAAGGGTCGGGCAAGAATTTATTCTAGCTACCGAGGGTCTTTCTTTCATCGGAGCTATCGACGAGACGCGCTCCAAGTCGATTACTGAATCACAGCTTCCTGCGGACCTGCGGGGTGGCCTGGCGGGACTCGCGGGAAGTTTACCTGAGATATTGGGCGGGAAAGCTCCCAAGTAGGTGGGTGCGGCTGGAGTTGGCATCTAAGTTGTGATGGCGACCGAAAGGTGTCCGACACCCTGACATAGTGCGTCGCCTGCAAGAACGGGGCGGCCTCCGAACAAGCGTTCACCCACACATCATGCGTCGCCCCGTTCTATAAAACTCCGCCCGACGCAGTATTACATCTACAGTTGTGTTTCAGGTGATAGGGTAGGCGGAGGGGTTCGGCCTGATCCCCTCCGCATTTTTTAATGTTCAAAAGCGGCACGGTAGTTTGGCACCATTTGTTTGGTCAAGGGACTGTCAGCTCCCCGCGCGGAGATTTCAAGAGCGTGGTCAGTTTCAGCGGAGATTATAAGCTCGTGCTCAATGCGTTCCTCATGCTCGGACCTCCGCCTGGATGGCTATCCATCCCTTGCAGTCGCACTATCCATTGATTCTTGAATATCTTGACGTTTCCGCGCTTAAAGGCCGTGCGTGGAATTGCGTCGAATTCGCGACAGAACACACCGTCGAAGCAACGTTAAAAAGGCTTTGCTATAAGCTTCCGGTGCTTTTTCGAAAAGACCCCGTGGAATTGTTCTGTCCGATGTTGAAGCGCGATCTCGATATTTTCGAGACGGCCGCATCCACGATGATGTTCGCGAGATCCCGCAATACTGTAGCGCTGGGACGATTGTGCCAATGCACTGGCGTGCTTGGCTTGGTCATGAGCGATGAAAATGCGTACCGCTACAAGAACGCGATCATCGTTCAAGACGAATACATTCAAACCCTCATCGCTGAGGACCAGCAACGCCATGAAAAGCTCAGTGCCGCTGTGAAAATCGGGTCGTTTGTTCGCATTATCGATGGCGAGACCAAAGGCTATTGCGGGACAGTGGAATCGCTGACCAACACGCGCGCCGTTGTGCTGGTTCAAACCACCAGGCGAGTCTATATCGACACGATGCGCGCCAACCTGTTGGTTCTCGATGTTCCCGCGAACAAGCGACATTATTATTTTTGCAGTCTTGTTGAGGATTTGGACGATTCATTCTTGCTGCCGATATTCGTGGAAGAAACGCAGCCGGTGCAATTGCTGGCTCGCATCCCGACCTCGCGTGACGCTTCGGCCACGCAATCAATTATCAGGATGGTCAAAACTGGTACACATAACCCTCTGGATATAGCAACCATGGTGCTAGCGGGCTTCCAGGCGGGCGATATCCAGCCGCCTGTGAGAAATCTCGTCATCCTCGCCACGATGATTAAAAATTCGCTATTAGACTGGGAAAAACAACATGCGCATCCGAAATGGAGAACGTGGCGCGAACTCGCCCTGGCGCTCGGAGAGCCTTACAAGAGTTTTTCACCCATGCAAATCGCAGCGGCCTGCCCTGATTCGGGTATTGGGATTGAGACGCCGCCAGATATTGTGAGGAGGGTGCAATGCAAGCGAACGAAACCAGCGAGCCAGTTTCCGCAAAAGAAACGCTCCGCGAAATCGAGCAGTTGAATCCGAATGCCCTGTTTTTCGAACCAAGAGAACGCAATGGGAAGCCGTGCCTCGACGCAGCCATTCTCGGTTACACAACGTCACCGGCGAATAGGTCCAATGTTTTGGTGTATGACCGTGACAAGCTGATCGAAGCGTTGTCTGAGATGTTCTTCGAAACCATGCTGGCTGATGCGTCCACTGATTTGGAAGCTGGTGAGACCATCGAGGATTATGATTTGGGTGTTCTTGAAGATGATGTTGAAGACGCCGTCGCCGAGTGGCTATCGTACAATCTCGAAGCCAGTGAGATGGGCGAGCACACGCCTATTGTGATTAAGTTGAATAACTGAATGCATTCGCTTTTGTTTCGCCTACTCCACTTTACTCCACCGCGAACGCGCGACCTCCATGCGGGAAAATGCCAGCCAGCGTACTAGACAAAAAGTGTCACATGCACTGTTTCAGGGCAGCACTTCAGTACCAATAGGTGTTAAGTCTTTTGTTTGCAACACAAAGTCGAGACATAATCGTTCTTATCGGACGCTAATAGTTCGCCATTCGTTCGCCTACATCACCGCAAGCTGTGTCCTGCCATAGTGTTGCCAGCCAGCGTCGTTTTCCATAACCCCCACAGCATTCCTGGCCGCCGTATGGTCCGCGAATCATGCTCGCGCCGTCGTCGCAAGTGCTTGAAAACAAAGCTGCTTGTGGGAAAAAGGGAGATCCTAAGATCACGGGACCAGGCTGGGGGCTCCGCCCCCGCCGACCTTGCCCGCTGCGGTGCGAACGCCACCTAAAAAATCAACGCTCAACGCTCAGAACAAACTGAAACAAACTTATTTTTCGGCTTCGCCAGTATTTAGTGTGTGGCGGCCAAACCTACGGTCCAGCCCTCATGGTGAGAGCGCCGCCTTGATTCTGGAGGAGACCTTGGAAGAGAAAATTTGCCAGCACCTTACCGGCGTCCGCCCCGACCGCACGACTTGCTCGGAAAAAGCGACCCACGAAGACGAGCACGGCCACGCCATGTGTTTTCGGCACTGGACAGAGCACAAGGAAAAACACGGCGAGTGGTCTGATTATTCCGGGGCCGGTGAATATTCCAGCGGCGAGTGGTCTGAAACCGAGGACGACGTGATCGAGGAGGATGATTCTAATGACTGACCCGCAGCAGACCGTTTGCCAGAACATCGTAAGAATTTCCAATTTCAATATCGGCTCGTCGATCCTCCACGCGGAGGTGCTTTTCACGTGTTCGAATTCTCCGGCTCCGCATGTCCTCACTACGCCGAACCGGCGCCTCGTGATCTGTGATTCCTGCTATCACTCCATCGCCTCGACGCGATGAGCTGTGAGCCAGTTCAAGCCATCGCCGTGCTGCCCGCGCTGCCGCGAGCAGGACTGGGCGGCCTTTGGCGCTGACCGCAAGCGCCGGCTCGGCCTGCAGATTTATTGCAAGCCCTGTTCTCGAACGGCCAACGCCGCCAGTTACCGGAAGAAGTCCGACGCCAGGAAAGCGGCTCGCATCAGCGCCGCGCCGGACGATGCGAGCAAATGGAACTACGTTTTAAAGGACAACGGCTGTGCGGAATGGCGCGGGCACAACGGCTTGGCCTACGAAGGGAACCTGAGTTCCGACCAGGCGATGAAGTTCAGCGAGGCCAGCGATTGCGGATTCGGGGCGCACGAGATCATGAAGAACGCCGGATGTTTCGGGTTCGGCCACGGCTGGGCGGAAACGCACGCCAAGATCGAATGCTATCGGGAGTGCCGATGAAAGACACGCTCAAGATGGTGAAGAAGGAATTGAAACTCGCGGTGGAGACCGAGGACGTGGACAACTTGCTGGCCGTCTATCTCCGGCTGTGCGACCAGACCAGCATCACTGTTTGCTGCATGGCATTAGATGAGCTGATGGAAGAGGACGAGAGAGCCATAAGGAAAGAAGGGATTTTGCTATGAGCGAGGCCGCGATCACATTCGATTCCGTGGAACTGACCGAAGTTCAGTTAGAGAACATCGCCGAGATTCGGGAATCGTTCCGCATCTTGGACGAAATCCATCCGCCTGCGGGTTCCCCCCGGGAGATACCAATCGCACGCGCGCACGAGTATCGAAACCGCCGCGATGTTCGCGATAAAGGGGGTTTCCCGTGCCGTATAAAACCACCACGCCATACATTTCCGATGACGATATCGATGCCGCGCTGAAAATCGGCGACCGCATCCGCAGGCTTCTGAAGGGCGAAGAGAAAGGGATAATTTTCATTTCGCTGAGCGAGCTGTTGATCTCCCTCGGCGAGGAATTCCACGGCGAGGCGAAGGGCAACGAGCTGCGCGCCTACCTGGCGGATTTCCTCTACAAGGAGCCTGTGAACTAGATGCCTGTCAGCCAATGGGCTTCTTTCTATTCGGATGAAAAATACTGGCGCCTCGTGGCCGAGCGTTGGAAAAAGAAAAAGGCGGCGCAGGAAGCGCACAAGAAGAAAGCCGCGAAGAAGAAAAAATAGTGTGCGAGTCACTTGTCCTAACTGGGGCCGCATTGTTACGCGGCCGAAGTCGGTGCGCATCGAGGGGAGCTACTTCGTGTTGACCTACTTGCTGCACGAGGTCACTTACGACGCGGCGGGCCGTGAAGTGTTCCGAGTGACTCTCAAGAAGCCGTGGTGGAGGAGGCTTTATGCCGCTATACGTTTTCAAGTGCGATGAAGGCCACGAGACCGAGAAGATCGTCCAGTGCTTCGCGGACAGCGACGCTTTGATGTGTTTCCACGAATCCGAGCATCCGACCGTCAAATTGCTGGAAGCGGCCGGCGACCGCCTCATTTGCGGGCGAGTCGCGCGCCGAATAGACGAAAAGAGCCTGCCGGCGAAGCGCGCAAGCTATCACGGGATACAGACATGAGTTTGTGGTTGTGGAAGCGCGAAAGTGCAATAGGGGCGTAAGCCATCCTACAAACGTCACTGCAAAATGCAAGATGGTCCCGCAGGGCGCGCGGTTCTTGGACGCAAGAAGCTAAGCAAGCCGCAACCACAATTTGATTCGGAGAAACAATGAGCAACTACCAAATAATCGACCGTCGCGGCGAAGCCAAAGAAGAGAAGCCCGACGCGGAAATCCCCCAGGCGCCCAAGCGCGTTCCCGAGGTCATGTACGATTTCGCCCCTTTGTTCGACAGGCTTTTGATTTTGGAGGATACCGAGGCGCGGAAAATCGGCGACCTGTACATACCGGAAACGGCGCGCGAGGAGATGCGCAGCGGCACGGTGATCGCGGTCGGCCCCGGCGCCCGCAATGACGCGGGCAACCTCATGGCAATGTCGGTGAAGCCCAACGACCGCATCCTCTTCGGGAAATACGCGGGCTCCGAGATAAGAATCAGCAACGTGCTCTATCTCATCATGCGCGAGCCCGAGGTGTTTGGCACGGTGATCAAACGTGAGTAAAGACACCGGCCCGACAGGGATGGGCCTCGACCGCCTGCGGCAGCAATTCGAATACCGCCAAATGACCGAGAAGCAGCAGAAATTCGTCGATGCCTACTGCAGCAACGGCTGCGACGCGGAGGCCGCCTGCGCCGCCGCGTACGACGTGACCGTGAACGCCAAGCGCCTGAGCTATCAAATTCTCGATCACCCTGCGGTGCAGTTCTGCGTCAGCCTTTATTTCGGCAACAGCCCAGCGGAGGCGTTCAGCAACCTCCTCTGGAAAATGATCGTGAAGCGCAAGATCAACCGCGTCAACTTGAACGCCCTGCTGCTGTATGCCGACGTTCGCCAGTTGCGCACGCGCACGCGGCAGCCTAATGCCAGCGACGTGTTCGAGCAGTCGCTGCAGCGCAAGCGGCGGGTCGGAAAGGGCAAGTCCAAGGACGAACCCATCGTGGACCCAGACGAGGAGGATTTCCTTGAGGAATTCGAAACCGAAAATGCCCGATAAAGCCGATATCAAGAAACTTGTCGCCGGCCTCGCAGCGCCGGCAACGGAGGCGCCGAAGAAGATCGTGAAAATGCTGCCCAAAAAATCCGCGAAGAAGAAGTGACGGACTTCAACCCCGAAGTTCTCCCGCTCGATTTCCGCAACCACACTTTTGACAAATTCACGCCCGAGGAGCGCGAGAAGTGGATTTCCGTGCGCGAGCGCGGCCAGGCCGACTTGATGTTCATGGCCTGCAAGATACTCGGGTGGGATTTCCAAGAAGTGCCCCACCGCAAATTGTTCTCGGAGTTCCTGCAGATCAAGCCTGGCGTCCCGCTGTTCGACCTCGACAAGCTCGCGAAAAAGCGGCTCATACTTTGGCCCAGAGGCACCTTCAAGACGACTGCGGTGGCGGTGCACATCATCCAGTTGATCGTCAACTATCCCGATATCAGGATTTGCATCATGGAGGGCAGCAAGGAACTCGCCAAGCGCCAGCTCCAGCGCATCAAGCGCGTCTTCGAGCAGCACTCCAAGTTCCGCTATTTCTATCCGGAGTTCTGCACCGAGACGAAGCTCGGGGACGCCGAGGAATTCTCCGTCCCATGCCAGAGCGCTGAAAGACCTTTCGCGGAGCCTAGCTGCGCCATTTCGACGGCCAAGAGCGTGAAGGCTGGCTCGCACTGGGATGCTCTGTGTATCGATGATTTGGTTAATGAACAGAACTATAAATCAGTCAAGGCTCTCGAAAAGTGCTGGCAAGAATACAAAGAGTGCGGCCCGCTGCTGGAGCCCAACGGCTACCTGTTGGTGTCAGGTACACGTTACTCTTTTGGAGACACCTATGAAAGAATCCAAGAGAGCGCCGCTGCGGAGGTCAAAGCCCGTGGCGCTTCCGTTTGGAGAATCTCCATTCGCACCTGCTGGGTCAAATGGTGCGCCACTTGCAACCACGCCGACACCGTCCACAACCGCGATCTGAATTACCAGCACCCGCCGTGCACCTCCTGCGGCTGCCAGTCGTTCGTCGATTCCGGCAAGCGCGACCTCCTGTTCCCCGAGGCCACCCTGAAGGACGGCCGAAAAGTGGGTCATTCCGTGCAGTACCTAGTCAGTGAACAGGCTGAGAAGGGCGACGAATTTTTTTCCTGTCAATACGAAAATAACCCCATCGCTTCGTCCGACCAAGTTTTTTCTCCGGAATTGATCGGGAGACAAACTCTGTATCACTTGCACCAACTTCCGAGCCCGCAGATATCTCCATGTTTTCTGTGCGGCGATCTTTCTTATGCCGGGGAGGACAAGCGGGACAAATCGGTCATTTACGTTTGCTATTTGCACCAGGGCCAAATCTTTGTCACGCATTGCATCAGCGGAAAATGGAACTGCGAAGAGGTCACCCAGACACTGTTCACGGCGATCCTGCAATTCCGGCCGCGCGTGGTTTATTTGGAGCAATTTCTGGGCTGGGACGCCTTCAACACATTTTTCAATGCTTTCGCCCTGGATAAAAACATCCAGAGATTTCCCGTCGAGTGGGTCCGCATTAGCAACGTCGCCGACGCCAAGCGCACGCGCATCCGTTCCATCCAGGGGCCGCTCAGCAAAGGACGGCTCTGGTTGTTCGCTGGGATGGACGAGTACGACACTCTTAAAACCCAATTGTTACGCTTTCCTAAACTTGGCAAGCATGACGATTTTGCTGATGCCCTCGGATTGGTCGTGGGGGTCCCCAGCGGCTATCAACTGACGCAGGCGGAGGCCAGGCCCACGCTTCCGAAGTGGTTGCAGTTGCCGGAAGAGGATGTGAAGGAATCAGAACCGGACGGCGGTTGTGGCTCGGGCATCCTGTGTTGAGCGACTTTCGGAGCCGTAATTAGAGGTTTCGATGGCTACAACACAGCAGATTACGCTTGACCAGCTTCCTGGCGCAGTCCCGCTCGCCGAACAAACCGGCTTGCTGCAGGCGAAAGACGTTGGGTTCGCGGGCGACGAACGGCCCGACGCGGCGCTCCTCAGCGAGATCAACCAAAATATCCAGCTCAGCACTTCGTTCATGCAATCAAAAGGGATGGAGTCTCAATGGAACTTATCGGAGATTTTGCTGCGGGCGTTTGTCAAGCCAGAAAAATGGCGCGGTAGCGATCAATTTCGCAGCCATCTCGGGCTCCCGATTTTAGCGGAGCAATTTTACAGTTTGCTATCCTCGATCCAGCAAGCCATCTTCGCCGGCGTCTCGTTTTTCAAAATCGATTCAACGCAGGCCACGGAATTGGATGTTAGCCGCGCGCAGCAGGGATTGGTGGAGTGGGCCACGAAAACGTGCGGCCCGTTCGACGGTAGTCTAAAACAGGAAATGAGGCTCGTGCTTTATGACGGCTTCCTCTACGGAACCGGCTGCAGTTTTATCGGATGGCGCAAGTCAAAAAAGCAGATCACCACCAAGGCATACAAGAATCCGCCCGTCAGCATCGGCGCCGACATGGGCAACGTGTCCGTCCCGCAAGGAGATCCCGACGAGCTGATCGACGTGGTCACCGAAGTCGAAGTGAACAAGCCATGTTTTGAGCACGTCCCGATTCGCAGGTTCAGGTGCGCGCCGGATTGCCGGCGCTCGCAGGCGCGCTCTGCCACGTGGGCCGCGCGGCTTTTGTATCTGACTTCCTATCAACTCGACGAACTTCGCGACACTGAGGGCTACAACATCCCTTCACGCTCCGAATTGATCGCGCTGACCACGCCGACGAATATTTCAGGGTCGGAGCGCAACCCGCTGGATTACACCCCTGGCGGAATCTACCCCACGTCCGCCGTTGAAGGAATGCAGAAGGCCCATCCGGAGTCCGACAGCGAGCGCAACAACGTTGACCCGCTCAGCTCGAAATTTGAAATCGTAGACTACTGGACCAACAATTTGCACGTCATGGTTTTGGAGAAGCAGTACATATTGCTCAAGGAAGAACATGATGAGGGGCAGAATCCTTTCCTCACCTTCAACTTCAGGGAGTCCCCAGATTCCCTGCACGGCGTGGGCCTCGGAAGTTTGCTGGCAAATTTTCAGCGGTTGGCTACAGGGGTCTGCAACTATTTCATGGACGACCTCACGCTTAACTTGCTTGGAACTTATGCACGTCCACGAGGGTTAAACACGAGTTCGCAGTCCGACTTCATTTTCCCAGGCAAGGTCTTCACTTTCGATTCTTCGCCGAGCGGCCAGGGCGGCGGCTTCCAGCAGCTTAGCCGGAACGGCGCTGGGCCGGACATTTTATCGATAATAGGTCAGGTCAAAGCCTGGGCGGCATCTTTGACGGGCATCGGCGCGGCCCAGACCGGCTCCAATCCTGGCAAGACGGGTGATTTCCGCACTGGCGCCGGAGTCAATTTGCTCGCGAGCGGCGAGAACACCAAGAGCCAAGATCTCATCGACCAAATTTGCGATTTGGTGCTGCTCCCCTTTTTGCAGTATTGCGTCAAGCAGAACAAGAAGCTCAAGCCCAGCCAGGTGCGGCAGATTCTCAGCAAGGAACTCGACAAAGCCTACACGGGCGACCCGCTCACCGTGATTAACGCGGACTACAAAATTTCGATCAGCGCGGGAACAAGATTGGCGGCCGCGCAAGCGCTGCAGAGCAGGCTCGGATTCGTGGTCCAAATTTTGCAGTCGCCAGGAATCACGCAACAGCTCGAAGTCACTGGAAAAAAGATTCTGTATGACAACCTGATGCGCAACATTCTGGATTCAACTGGCTACAGCTACGAAGAGCTGATTGGCGACATGAGCGATGAGGACAAAAAGCGCGTCGCGGACCAGAGCCAAGCGGCACAGGCGCAGTCGAAGGTCGCATTGCAACAAGGCGCGACGCAATCGAAAATCGCGGTCAACGAAAATCAAGCGGAAAATCGCGCGCTCTTAAAACAGCAGGAACACATGTACCAGCAATCAGATAAGCAGGTCATGAATATTTAATGGCCCTGCCCTTCCCCACCATCCTTGATACGAGCGACACGGTCGCCCTCGGCAACCGGCTGCACGCTTTGAAGCAGAGCCCTGGCTACGGAGACCTATATCGCATCAGCGACACGTTGGTTAAAAAAGCCATCGCCGCGCTGGTGGAATATCCGGGGTGGGACCAGGCCCAGATCGCAATTTTGAAAGCGAGGGCGCAAGCCGCGACGGAACACCACGCCATGCTTTTCACCCTCGTGAACGAAGCGCTCGTCGACGCCAGCCGCGAGTCCAACAATATCGCCCAAGATGACGCTTCGCGCCGCAGCCCACGCGAGGTCGTGCAAGAAGCGGACGAATTGAGGGCCGCGTCGCTCCACGTCTTCGAGGGGATCGATCAGTTAATTCAGGATTCACGGCCCGCAGGGTCGTTCTAAGGAGAGTAGAGATGACACCGCAAGAACAATTGGAACAGATGCTTAATGCTGGAGATATCACAGGCGCCAATCGGTTGATTGGAGAAGAGGCCGCGAAAACCGGTGTCGATCCTACCGCCGCTCCGCGTAATGAGCGCGGCCAGTTTGTCACCCGCGCCGACGCGCCGCCAGCGGAGGCCGCCACGGTCGAATTCCGGCAGGAAGTCGAGGTCGCGCCAGGTAAATTCGTGACGATCACCGGCGTTGATGAAGCCGAAGTCGCGCAAAAGGCAGAACTGGTGCAACAGACGGTCGCCGCAGTCGCTGAAAAAGTGAAGGAAGAAGTCGCTGCGACCCCCGAAGTGAAGCCCGCGCCGCTGACACCCGACGAATTGTTCGATCTTGGGGTGAAATTGTCGTCCGGCAAGGTCGAAGCGGTGGACGAATACCTCGACCGCAGCGGCTACATCGACCGCGCGTTGGAGAAGCGTGGAATCCGGCCCGCAGACCTGAAAAAGCAGGCCGCAGATGCCGAAGCGGCAGCTTGGCAGGCCGCGACCGACCAGTTCAAATCGGAGCACGGTGAATATTTGCCAAACAAAAGAAACATGAAGCTCTTGGCCGCCGAGATTTGGATGGTCAAGGGCGAAAACCCTGATTTGAGCCCGAAATCAGCCATCGAAAGGGCCTACCAGCGGTGCGTGGAAGAGGAAACTTTGGACCTGGCGCCCGAAAATGCAACTTCGGCGCCCATTATTGTACAGGAAGCGCCGAAAACGCCTCCTCCTCCCAAAAAGCCCCGTAGCTCTTCCGGTTTGTTCGGAACAGGGGGTGAATCGGGTACGCGCCAGCGGGCGCCGGTCGCGCAAGTGACCCAAGCCGAGCTGAATGAAGCGATGAAGCTGCCCACTAGGGAACAACAAGAATGGTGGAACACCCAAGTCAGCTTGGGCAGGGTTCCCCAGCAGAATTAACACGACTTTTTGAACTTTTAAGTGAGGTAACAATAATATGCCGATTCTACCGCCTGGCGTTGTAAGTAACTCGCTCGCCGGATTTCCTCAGATCTTTTATAATCGCGTGGCCGTCGAATCTTGGCTCGCGAATACCCCCTTCCTCTCCGAGTTGACCGACCCCAAGCCGTTCCCGCGCCGGTCGGGCCGCACGATGCAATTCTACGGTGTACGGAATTTTTCTGGAAGTACTACTAAGGCAACAGAAGGCATTCCAGGGCCGTCCCTCTCGCTGAGCCAGGCCATCAGTCAGGTTTACCTCGACCAGTATGTTGATTGGATCGGCATCAGCGACGTTGTGCAGGACATGTTCATCAATTCTGCCGTCACTGACGCGACCCGCCAGCTTTCCTATCGCGGCGCGCTCACGGGCAACCTCGTCGCAAGTTCCGCGTTCGACGCTGCCGCCGTGCTGGACAGTACTGCCAGGGTGGATCTCGGTGACAATGAATTTTTGTCCTCAGCAACTATACGTCGTTGTGAGACGAGTCTAGTCAACAACAACGTACCAGGCCGCGACGACGGCATGTACTCAACAGTAATGTCGGCGCTCACGTCATATGACCTGTTTTCGGATAACAGCGCGGGCAGTGCCGTTGACGTGCTCAAGCGCACGCCTCAGGGTGCGTCCGAGCTGAAGGCCGGAATCGTCCGCAGCTTCAACGTGATGGAGTGGGCGGGTTGCCGCATCATCCGCACAAGCACCGTTCCCACCTACGCGAATTACCCGAGCGCCGGAAAGACCGGCTATGGGACCTTCGTCGTGGGCCGCGACGCGATGTTTGCCAGCGAGCTTGCCGGAGTTTCCGCTCCCAAGAGTCCAAATTACGCGGTGAAGGTCACGTACCTCACCGAGCCGGATTTGTCCAACCCAACCCTGCAGACGAGCTGCCTTGCGTCTTTTAATTTCTATCTCGGCGTTTCTCCGCGTCCGAACCTGAACGGCACTTCTGGGTTCCGCAGGATTCGCGCTGAAGTCAGCATTGTCTAACTTGCAGTTGTTGGGAAAATTTTTAGAGAGGTAACAAAGAAAATGGCGAATGCCAACGTAATCGCAAGCCTCACTGGCGGTTTCCTGCAGGGCAGCATTGCCCCGCTCGCAATCGGAACCAGCACGGTCGCTACCGCTTTTAGCATGAACGTCAATCCCATCACGGGTGGCGGCGGCGGGCCGGCAGTGCTCATGGGACCAGCGGAGAACAACACTCCCTCTTACTACGCCGGATGCCGTCCGTTCAAAGTCACAGCGTACGGGACCGCTTTGACGAAGGCCACTGAGACGGTCCTGATCGGATTGTATCAAGTGCCTGGCGTGATTGCGGCCGCAGGGACCGCAGGCGTCCTTGCCAACGACAACCTCGTGAAGGCTTCCACCGCGCGCAGCATCGCGAACGGGACCGCTCCTTGGTATATCGATTTTGTTTTTCAATATGAGCCGGTTTCGCAGCGCCTTTTCGGGTCGGGCGGTTTCGCGATCAACGGGCTCGTCGATGCTTCCGCAGCGGGCACAATCGTCACCGGCCTCGTCGGCGACGGCGATTTGAACTTCATCGTCGCGGCCACCATGGGCACTGGAACAGCGGGTGATTTGATCACCCTTACGGAGATTTCTATCTCGCAGGTCTAAATTGATTTTTCCTAGTTGAAGTGAAAAGCCCGACCGACTCTCTCCAGTCTGGTCGGGCTTTTTAGTAAAAGGTGAAAACGAATGGCGAATCTTTACACGAACAATCCGATGGAACTTGACACGCCGTGGACCAGCACCACGATTCCTGCAGCGCTGCTGCCGCCCACGTCGGCGGCCAGCACCAGCCCGCCCGCGCGCAACGAGCCTATCGAAGCGAAGCGCATCGAGTGGTTTAACCCCGCCACCATCGGCGACGTGTTGAGGATAGAAGACGTTAATGGCAATCCCATCATCGACGCGCTCTGCGAAGTCTCGGCAGGCTCGCAGGTCGTTTTCCAGTCCACCGAGGCTCCGGTCAAATTGAAAATGGGCGGATGGGTCTTGAAGACCATCGGCTCCGGCAAAGTAATAATTTATTACTAAGAGGCGAAATGGCTGACACAAAAATTAGCGCATTAACGGCTGGGAATCCGGCGCTGGGGACCGATGTGATTCCCGTCGCGCGGGCCGGAACCAACGTCGGCGTGACCGCGACGAGCATCGCCGCGCTCGCAGGCGGCGGGACTTATCCGCGCGTCGGCACTCCGATCATATCCGGCCCGCGTTGCAGCGGGTCCACATCCGGATTCAACGGCTACACGATTTGGGCTCAGCTATGCGGCAACCGTCTCCGCATACTTCCGGCTGCATGGAAAATCGTCCTCGCCGCAGTGAGCGGGACTGGCATCCATATCGCCGCCGCTTCCGTGCTGAAGACGCTCCCCATGAGCTTTTCCGTGATTTCAAACACGCCAGTCTTGTTCGGCGGGCAGACCAGCATCGCTGCGATTTTCGGGACGACTCCGACAGCGACTTCTCCCGCATTCGTCACCAGCGACACCGTGTCCCTCCAGCTCGATTCGGACCACGATTACTGGGTCGGCTACTTCTTGGACGCCGACTCCGCAGGCCCTGCTGGGGCGAACCTGAACGGCAGCATCGGCCTGCCTCTCAATTCCATCAACACAGGAGTCTACGGGATGTACCAAGGCGGCGGCGACTTCACGGGCGTGACGACCATCACCGAAACCGCGCTCAACATCCAGTGCCCAGGCTTCTGGAGCTTCACGTTCGTCAGCTAATGGCAGACAAATTCGAACTCGAATCGGGCGCGGGGCACATCCTGTTGGAAGTTAGCGGGGCCTTGTTGCTCGAAGTATCCGCAGCCGTTGTCGGCGGCGCTTCGCAGCTCGGGCTTGGGCTCGGGCCAGCAGCGAGCCGCAACGACGACGAATAATGCTCTGGAACCAGCGCAAGCCGACGCTTTACATCGTGCGCTCCCTGAGCTTGGCGGACGACGTTTCCGCCATCGCGCTCTCGAATTACTTTTCGTTCGAACGCCTCGGTCAGGTAACTGCCAGCGACAATCCCCTCGCCGTCCTCACCGCAGAAGCGGCCCTCCCGTTTTCTGTCACGCCGCATTTGGATCTCGATGCGAAAGCCCGCCCGAAGCAGGAATTCGAAACGCAGGAAGAGTTCGACCTGCGGTGGAAGGAATTCCTCGACGACAAAATCAAGGAACGCGCCGACACCAATTTCCCGCCCGTGATCGTCACTCACGACGACAACATCGCCGCAACCACCAAGGCAACGAACGCCGTGATGCCTGGCGGAATCATCGCGGTTTATACAGATTCGACAAAAGCGGTGCAACTGGAGCCCAAGCTGGGCGCGGTTCTGGAGGATGTGGACAGTGCTAGTAGTGAGTGACAGAAAGATGCTCGACGATGGAAACGTTCGCGGCAAGGAAGCTTACGACAAATACGTCGCCAACACCGCGAAATTCCTTTACGACACTTATACGCTCTATGACCACGACATTTTGCGGAACGTCGAGATGCGCTCCGGCCAGAGAATGCATCACTCCGAATTCGTCACGAAAGTCACCGCGCTGAATCCCACCATCTGGGTCGAGCAGAGCATAAATTTCGAAAATGATCTCGGGTTGTATACGGAAATCGACGGCACGAAAGTGTTCCTCAGCCAACTCACGAAGGGGTGGCTCCCCGAATTCAGCTACATCATCCTCGACCACCAGAACCTGCCCGATTCGCAAGTAGTGGGTTGGCGATCCGCGTTGTGCAATCTTTTGAAGAAGGGCGGGCTGAGTTGGCGCCAAGTGCTGCGGACCTTCGGAGATTCCGAAACAGTCAATTCCTACCGATGGGCGCAGTCCACGAAGATTTTTAGGGCGGAGAACTGCTGCTCGAAAATCGCCAGCACCTTGGCCGCTTACGGGGCCTAAGCCGGATTCACGGGCTGAATCGGGCTTACTTCTCGACTTTGCAGTATCTAAGGCAGAGGAACTACATGCCAGAGAAAGAGAAAGACACAGCATCCATCGTCGCCGAGGTCATGCGCGGCTTGGCGCCAGCCATCGGCGAGGCGGTCAAGAACGCGAGACTTACTCCTTCGGAACTTAATGAACTTAAGCGGCCGTACATCGATCCGCTGAAAGAGGCGTCCGACCTCCGCTTGCGCAAGATGGCGCAGGCCGATATCAAGCGCCAGCTCGAAGAGCGCGAAGCGCGCCAGAACGCCTGCCCGCACACGATCACGGCGCCAGGCGGGCTGGTCTCGACCGCGATCAATCTCGTTTATAACACGTTGAATTCCGAACCGGCGAACCAGCCGCGTGGATTGTGCGTTCGATGTGAAAAATGGTTTATGCCAGCGCATTGGACGGTCGATTACGACGCGAGCGATCCTGCGGGCAAGTATCGCTTGAATCCTCCAGACCCAATGTACTCGAAGATTCTTGAGATCGCGGAGTCGCAGGTTTCGGGTAACAATTACTTATAACGACTTTTTAACCCATAGATGAACGGTAAAGACGTTCAGAAAATTTCAAAGAGGTAATTTAAATGAATTCATACGCCAGGTCGGTTAACCCTGTCCAATCGTTCTACAGCATCGCTGCCAGTGACTGGGGCGTGCTTTCTCCTCCGTCCGGAGTGCAGCCCGTGCTGCCGCTTACCGTGGGCGCGGGAGCCGCAGCCAGCGCGTATGTCATGACCAACAGCAAGTTCAAGACCGGCTGGCGCACGTCTTGCGTGACTGGCGGGACCAATCCTGCTGGCTTGATCGTCGGGTCCGTGCAGTGCATCGCGCCGATCTGGACTGCTGGCGCGACCGTGACCAACTCTTTTGGCAGCAGCCCTGCGGATTCCAGTTTTGTGACGATCAACGGGTGTTTGTTCAGCGCCGCTGCGGGCACGACCGGAGCGACACCTCCGAAATTTACTTTCACTGCGGGCGACACCATCACGGACAACACCGTCGTGTGGACCTGCCGTGGTAATCGCGGCTTGGTCAAGATCACTTTCGTGAACGACAGCGTCGGGAGCCTCGTTCCTGTCTTGCAGCAAATTGACATTTTCCAAGAGTAGGCTAATCACGTCGGCAACAGACGCGGGGTGGGGGATGACCCCATCCCGCTTTTTATTTAGAGAGGCCAGATGGCGTTACTAAACCAGAGCACAACCGTGCAGAACATTGTCGATCAGCTCACGCTGAACACGAACTTGCAGAACTATTTCAACGCTGGCGGCGTTTCGACGTACGAGCCAGGGCTCACGATTTGCACGCGCACGAACCAGATGCTGCTTGCGAAAAGCAAAGCGTGGAAATTCAACAGGAACGAGTTGAGCGGGCCGCCAAACGGAACCGGAAACTTCTTCATCACCCAGTACGGCGTGCAGGATGTGCTCCACACGGGCGCTTCCGCTTTCACTATCGGCGGCGGGGTGGGAATCGACCTGAAGACCAACAACGGAGTGACTTCCGTAGGCGGCACGGTCACTGTACAAACTCTCCAGCAACATCCGTTCAAAATCGGCGACACGGTCTATCTCAGCGGTTTAGTTGATGCTGTATACAACTCGATTTTCACTTTCAGCAACATCGTTCCGACCAGCGCCTGGACCAATGGCTATGTCATCACCGCAGTTCCGGATATCACTCACTTCCAGTTTGCTGCAGGCGCAGGCCAGACTATCCCGAGCGGCGCGCCGGGAATTGCGAATTGGGGCTGGGGCGAATCAGCCTATCTGACCGATCCTTTTGCGGCTTCGTTTCCTCAGCCGGTTTCGAAAGTTGATATCGTTGACCGCTTGGCGCCCTCTTACTACTCGACCGGAGAAATGCCCAGCGTTTGCATGCTCATCGACAACAACAACGGAATTTTGAAGTTCCGCTTGTCGGAGCCTTACGGCACACAGCCGATGCAGATCAACGTAGTCTACCAAGGGCGGGCGCCGAAACTGTTGCTCCCCACCGATGTGGTCGCATGGCCGGACAATTTGAGTTTCGTGTTCCATGAAGTTGCGTTGTATTTTGCCTATAGATTTGCCAAGAGCGTCGGAGCGGCCGAAACGCGGGCGCAGTTTCAGATGGCGCAAGCGGCGATCATGTCCGCACTGCAGGGTGACGACAACGAAGATTCCGGCGAAGGGCTGGCTCCAGAACGCGGCGTGATGGCGTTCTAATCGACTTTCCCTCTCATTTGTAGCGGCAATCTAGCCGCTGACTGAGGGAACATGAGCCGTCAAGCTGGGCCTCGCCCACCGTTGAACATCGACAGGTTTTTGAGCGGCTTGATCACCCGCCGAAGCCAATTAATTCCACCCCTCAAAGCACTCGGTTCCCCGATTAATCTTGTCAAGTTTTTCGATGCCCTCACCGAACCCTCGGTGAATATAGAATGTTCAGATAACCTTACGCTCCAGCGCCGTCCAGGGTTCTCGACGTATTGCAGTCAGCAACTCCTCCCCAACGAGACCGTGAACCAGTTCTATTCCGTCCGCAGGCTGGACGGCTCGATAACGGTTTTGCTCGACACGAATCTCGCGCTGTACACGATGACACCGACCGCGCTCACGCAGATTTTCGCGAAGACGATTCCCGATCAATTTTTTATTCAGCAAGTTGGCGATGTTACGTTCGCTACGAACGGCACGGACATTTTCAAGTGGGACGGCACAAGGTTGTCGAGCTGGGGAGTCGCCGCGCCCACGGTCGCGCCGGTCCTGCAGCAGCTCGGGAAGCCTGGCTTCTGGATTAAGTCAACGAACTACTTCACAGGGCAAGCGCTCCTCGACAGTAATGGAAACGTCGAATATTGCGTGCAGGGCGGACTGTCGGCGCTTGTAGTCCCTATCTGGCCGACTGTCGTAGGCGGAAAAGTTTTTGATGGAAATGCGCAATGGGAAATGGTCGGCGGAATCGGTCGCTGGATTCCTGGGACCATCTACACGCTCCCCTCGGTTGTGCTCGATTCGAACAACAATCTTCAACTTATCACTGCGATCAGCGGAACGGGCACAAGCGGGACCACAGTCCCTGTGTGGTCAACCACCTTCGCCGCGACCACCTCTGACAGCGGGGGACTGATCACATGGACTAATATTGGCCCCGGCATCGTGATCGCGTACTCGGGATACAGCTATCTCAGCGCCTACCGCACCATCGATGGGAATCTCAGCACCGCTTCGCCGGTCTCGGCTCAAACGGGGGCGATTCTTGGCAGCGTGCCAATCAGCCCAGTCAATATCACGAGTTACTCGATCTCTTCGGGCATCGGCACGTTCGCTGCGAACAACAATTTGGAACCGCAATCGCAGATGATTCTGAACGGCTTCACGAACTCGACTTTCCTGAACGGGCAGCCCGTGACCGTTTTCTCCGCGAACGCCACATCGTTCACCGCCAGCGTGGTCGGGCCGAACACTGGAGTCACTCCCGAAGCGGGGCAAGGGAATCCGGCGATTTGTATTGTCAACGGCGTTCCGAGCACAAATCCGGATTGCAATTCTGTTTCGACCATCGTCAGCGTGAGCGTCGCCGGCAATGTCGTCACCTTCGGTGGCGCCAACAATTTCAGCGTCGGCCTCAGCATCGGAATCAGCGGGCTCATCAACGCGACCTTTATGAATGGGCAAACGGTGGTGGTCAGCGAGGCCACTCCGACAAGTTGGAAAGCGAATTTTCTCGGACCCAACGGCGCGGGAATTCCGGATTATCCGGCGACGCCAGACAACGGAACAGCCACGTTCCTTGCTTGCGAGGTGTACCGACCAGCGGATGGTGGCGGCCTGTGGTTCTTGGCAGGCGCGGCGCTCAATGCCGCCACCGGAACATCCCCGTCCGTGCCCTACACGGATGGCGCGCTCGCGAATTTCGGCGCGGACGACGGCGCCCCTGGCGCTCATCCGTGGCTGAATCCCGCCAACGTCTCTTCCGCAAGCGCATACAGCACGGTTTCGCTGACTCCCGCAGTCGGCAGCGGCGGGGCCTTTTCGTTCGTGCAGAGCGCGCATTACAGCCCAGTATCCTTGGGCGCGAGCCAGCAATCGATCACGTTCAGCTTGCCGAATCCGGTTGTCGTCGGAAATACCGTGGTCTTGTCCTTCGACGCCTTCGATTACACAAACGCCGGTTACGCCGTCGTGGTCAGCGACAATCTTGGGAACACTTGGACGCAGGACAATACGCAGTTTTTCCCCGGCGCGCACCACGAGCACTTCTACCACGCGCAAATCACGACGGGCGGGACGATGCACATCACCATCCATCCGTCCACTTCGTACAACAGCAACTCCTTCATCGTCGCGGCGGCGGGCGAAGTCGCCGGACTGGCGCAGTCTTTGGTGACGGACGGAATCAACGGCGCCGAAGGGACGCAGTCCGGAAATTCCTTTTCTTCCGGCAGCGTGACCACCACGAACGCGGCGGACGTGATTTTCACGTCGGCATGGAGCGGGGCCGGAAGCCTCACCGTGCCCGCAGGCTTCACGGCCGTCGATATCGCGGCCGCTTCCGGCGTCGGGCATTTCGGGATGGCTTACAAGCAGGTGACGAGCGCCGGAACGCAAAGCCCCACATGGTTCACCACCAGCCCCCAGTTCATCGGCATCGGCTCGACCGTCGCGTTCAAGCTGAATTCTTACGCCCCGAGCGACGGACTGAGGGCCACGCAATTCCCTTTGCTGGTCCCCGCGAGCATCGGCATCTCGGGCGTGCAAATGAGCTTCGAGGCGCTTTACAACGGCGCGGCGGGGCAAGGCACATTGACCGTGCAGCTATTGAAAAACGGAACGCCGGTCGGAGTCCCCAAGACCGTCACGCCGACCGGAACAGCGTCGCCGCCGACTTCTCCGGTCTACACGCTCGGCGGACCCGCCGATTTGTGGGGCACGACGTTCACGCCAGCGGATTTGTCGAACCCGAACTACGGCTTCTCGGTCACCGCCAATCTCTTCCCGCAGTCTGGCGGGCCGTTCACGTTCTCGATTCGCAACGTCAACACCGAAGTGTTCGGCTCCACGGGCGGCTCGGCCACGTCGCTTTTTACCTTTTACGACACGGTTCCTGACGCGGGTTTGGATAATTTTTTGATCGCGCCGACAGGCCATATCAATGACAGCGTTCCAGGGACGGTCGGCAGCACGCAGCCGCTCGGCGGAACCATCATGGCATGGTGGCAAGGTCGCATCTGGCTGGTAGTCGGCCACTTCCTTTACTTTAGTGGCGGGCCAGATATTTTGAACGGAATCCCTGAAAGCTGCTGGCCTCCAGCGAATACATTCGTTTTTCCAGGCGAGATCACCGGATTGGCAGCGACCACCAAGGGCTTGCTCGTTTTCACGCACGATGCTTTGTACGCCATCCAAGGCGGGCCGCAGACGCTTTCGTTTTATCCCGAGCCACTTTTGGAAAATTTTGGGATCTCCTCGCCGAATTGCCTGAAGCAGGACGGCGATCAAATTTATTGCTACACCACGAGCAAGCAGTATTTTTCGCTCAGCATGAGCGGGAAAGAAGAAGACGGGCAGCGCATCGGAAACCTTCTGTCGGGCACGCTGTCGCCAATTTTGGGATTCCCGCCCGCGACTTCCTATCTAGCCATGCACCGCAACGGCGAGGACGCCGGAGTTTTTCTTTCGAACGGCAACAACGCCATCATGCGCTACGGATTGAACACGCAAAACTGGAGCACGAAATACCAGCCCGTGTTGCCGGCTTCGCAAGTCAGCCCGACCGTGGCGAGCGCCAGCGGCACGTTCACTGCGGGGGCTTCGCCCAACACCACCAACCACGACACCCTCAGCATCTCTTGCGGGTTCCAGCCGAAGGCGGTCTATTTCTGGACCGTGGGCGGCATCGCCAGCGGCCTCAACCTCGGCCCAGCGCCCGAGATGAACAGCTTCGGCGCCGCGACGCCCATCGGATTGGTCACAAGCGTAGACGCCGCCGTGAGCAACCTCACGACCTACCACGGGAATTTTTCGCCGATCCCCGCAGCCGGTTCGTTCGTGAACATCCAAGGATTCCGCCTGTCTGGCGGCGCGAACAATTCCCGCATAAGCGGCCCCGCCGAGAGCGGCGCCGGAGGCACGGCTTATCTCGTCACCGCCGCGACCGCGACTTCGATCACTGTCGTCAACTCCCGAGGGGTGGCGGAGACCGCCGCGCCCGTGGCGCTGACCGCCGTCTCGGCGATCACTTCGGCGACGATCACTTACGCGGGGGCTTTCGCCTCGGGCAACCTCCCCATCAGCGGGAACTTCGTCACCATCGCGGGATTCGCGAACCCTGCGAACAACGGGACGTTCATGATTTATTCAGGCTCCAACACCACCTCGCTCATCGTGATGAACAACGGCGTGTCCGGCGTGCTGGAAACGCACGCCGCCACGGCGACTCCCGTCTGTTCCGTCATCGGGCAATGGTCCTGCGCGGCGGGGATGCAAACGGCATTCGGCGCCCAGAGCTACGGCGCGTGCCTGAACGACCGCGTGACGCTTTGCCAGGGCAACCGGAATCCCGATAATTCGGGGTCGTATGCGGTGGCGATTTTCAACCCTGACGGCTTCACCTTGGCGCGCGATTTCAGCGGCAGCAACCTCCTGCCCCCGCAAATCGGCGCGTACCAAATCCAGTGGATGGCGCTCGGCGGCGAAGGAATCCAGAACGCCGTCGCTGGCACCATGAGCATGAGCGGCAGCGGCGCTGTGCCGCAGTCGGTGGGCTTCCTGCCGACGTGCGTGATCGGCGCGACCATCGGCAAGTCGGATGCGGCGGACAACGGCAGCGGGACGTTCCGCTACGCGGGCAGCGACTGGTCGCTCAGCGTCGGGATATGCGACGCGAGCCTGAACCAGGGCGTGGTCGCCGCTTGGGCAAACTCCAACCAGAACAACACCCCGTTCACTTGCTTTACCGGAAGCTACAACCAGCCCAACCAATTTTACGCTTGCGACGCGCACTACAACCAGTTCCCCACGACCAACTTGCTCCGCAACAGCGGAAAGGTGACTTCGATGGACGCCAGCAACAACGGCCAGTTCGTCGTCACGCCCGTCCTGTCTGGCGGGGACACTTTCGCCTTGGGCTATTGCGCGATGCAAGTGATCGACGCCAAGGTGGGGAATTTCCAGACGCCCACTGCGACGGGGCCGTTCTCGACGACAGGATTGGGGTTCACCCCGTTCGCGGGATTCGTCCTTAGCGGGCTCAAGCCTACCAGCGCAGTCAACACCCTCACGCAAAACGGCTCGATGAGCATCGGCGGGTTCTTCGGGACCAGCCAGGGCGTCAGCGCGGTCAACGCGAACAGCAACCTCTTGTCGCCCACCACCAGCGGCGCGATGTATGCCGACGCCGTTTACGCGAACGTCGGCGTGGCCCCCGTGCTCGGCGGAATCCCGCCGCTGCTCGGGAAGATTTCCGTGGCGAGCCTCGACGCGGACGGATTCACGATGAACGCCTCGGTCCCCGACCCGACGCCGAACACGGCTTACTATCTCATGCTCGGCCCGAGCCCCGACGCGCCGCCCGTGCCGAAGTCCGGCCCCATCGCGAGCGTGGAGACCAGCCCAGGCGTCTATTCGCTGCTCACGTCGAGCACCGTGCCTGGCGACACCGTGAAATTCCGCGACTTAACATCGTTCACGGATGCTGGCACTCCTTATCCGGCGTCGGTGGTCGTCGGAAGCATAACCGTCAGCGAGCCAGGGCAAGCCCTTGAGCCGGTCCATAGCATCACCGGATATTTCGCGCAAGCGGGAAACATCCCCGCAGTCAGCGTTTTGTGGAATGAAATCTTCGCCACGAGCACTTCCGTTTTCGTGCCGCTGCTGAATCCCACGAACGAGCCGCCGCTCGGGACGGACCCGTCGCTTTCCTTGATGCAAAAGAAGTGGCCGACCATGAACAACGTCGCAAAAAAGAGCCAGCTCGCGCATCACGTGCAAATCAAAGTGGATTTCGGCTCGGATGCCGTCATGAACGAAATTTTGGCGCTGGTCCTGCGCTTCGAGAACGAAAATGGTTAACAGCAAACTGGACGGCACGTTGGATTCGGTCCCGAGCCAACCCATTGGCGGGCCGAATCCTCGCTCGACGATGACGCAGTTGCAGCAGGTGAAGGTAGCGGGGATCTCCCCGAAGGCGAGCACCGCCGTCCCCGTCTCGCCGGCAAACGTGACGCCGGCAACGCAGGGACAGCCGAAAAATCTTTCCAACGTGCAGATTGTCAAAACGAGCATCTCGCCGACGCAACACCAATTGACGATTTCTTTCACGAGAGACCCGACCGACCAATTTTATACCCACGCTGTCGTGCATCTGACGACCGGAAACAGTCAGCCAATCCAAATTGGCGCGGGCACGGAAAGCCCCCTGAAAATCGCGGTCACGAAAACGAACGCGCCAAGCACCGTCCACGTCCAAGCGTGCGGCAATTGGGGGAGCACGCCTGTATCGTCCTGCCCCGTGAAGACGATTTCACTCGCCTAAATCCATCTATTCGACCCCTTGAATAGAGGATACAGACCGATGAGATTTCGATTTCTGAGCGGCAAGGAAGATGCTGAGATTCTCGCCCGATGGGCCAGCACCAATCCCGACATTCCCGTCGCAGACGCCCGCTCGCTGAAGAACCACCAGACCACCGAGGCCATCGCCATCGAGGAAGACGGCGAAATCCTTTTGATTCTGCCGTTTTACGCGATCATGCAGGTCGCTTTCTTCGGCTTCAACCCCGATGCGGACGGGCGCAAGAGAATCAAGGCCATGAATTTCGCGCTCCAAGTCGTCGAGAAGTTCTGTTCCGACTACCGGATAAACGCGATCCAGGGCTTCTCGAATCCCAAGTACAAAATCGCGGAATGGTCGGTCAAGCACGGCTTCGAACTGGAAGATCGGCAGGCGTTTGTCAAGACGCTGCCTCGCCCAGAGGTGAAAAGTGTGTAGCGCCGGAGATTCCGCAGTTGCGAGCACCGAGGCATCCAACGCCGCGTTGACGGCGGAACTTGGGAAAGACTACGCGACGACCTTTGCCGAGTCACAGCAAATTCAGCAGCAGCTCAAGGGCGTGCTCACAAATCAATTGACGAACCCCACGGGCCTCGGCGCAGACCGCGTGGCCGCGATGAGGACCGGAGCCACGGATACCGTCGCCACACAATTCGAAAACGCTTCGAGAAGCGCGAACGCAGTCAGCGCCGCGCACGGCGGGGCCGGACTTCCTTCCGGAGTTTCCGCGCAGATCGGCGGGCAAATCGCCGCTGGCGCGGCGGCCGCGAATTCCGGCGAACAAAATACCATCAGCGTGGCCGACGCGCAGGCAAAACAAGCTTCATATTGGAATGCAATCTCCGGATTAGGAAGCGTCGGCGCCGCATACAACCCAACAGGAACTAGCAACTCTGCGGCCAGCGTCGGAAGCTCGACCGCCAACCTCGGCAGCACATTGCTGGCGTCGCAACAGGCGGGCTGGCAAGACGCCGCTGGCGTCATCGGCGCAGTAGGCGGACTCGCAACCGGAGCCGCTGGATTCGTGAGCGCCAACCCTGGCGGGATCTTTGGAGCGTAAATGGCAGACGACTCGACAGTAGCTGCAGAACCCACACCGCAAGCGCAGGCGGATACCGCGACGGCAGGGCCGCAAGGCTCTCCCGCAGCCGCGCCAGCACCGGCGCCCGCGCCGTCCGCATTCCCCACGGGCGGACCCCCGACCGACGCATCCATGGTCGGGGCACAGCCGTTCGCGCCAGCGGGCGCAAGCCCTGGCGGCCCCAACGTTGGCGGAATGACTCTTCCTCCCGACGTTCCTGGCAATCACGCGAAGCTCGTCGGAATGCTCGCCGGTTTGGGCGTGGCGATTTCCGCTGCGGGAAAATCCATCGGAACCCACGGTCGCGAGGGCGGCGCGCAAGATGTTGTCGCCTATCAGGAACAGCAGAAGCAGGAAGCTCGCGCTCAGCAAGACCAAGCAATGAAGATGCAAGAATTTGCTGTGCGGAATAAAGCGATGGTCGCGAAAACTCAGCAGGACACCGCCATTTACAATCACATGATTTCGCAATGGCCCGCAGAAGACCGCCAGCGCCAGATCGCGCTGAAAGACGCGACCGTGAATTCGTTCATGAAGACCAGCAGCGACGCCGCTTCGATGGGCTATGACACCACCGATCCCGCGCAGAAAGCCGAATTCGAAAAACGCGCAGGCATCGGCGACGCCGCGCAGCAGCCGGGGGCGATTTCAGTTTCCCTTCCTGGCGGAAGCGACAGCGCCGCCGCAGTGGCGACCATCCGGCAGGCGATCCCCGCTGGGAAAACTTCGGCCGATTATCAAGTGTTCCCAAACCACGTTGACAGCTCGGACCATTCCGCTGGCGGAACCGCGACGCTGGTACCGACCGATTCTCCTTTCCTCAGCATGCCCGCGACGCCGCGACAAGTTGCCAACACACAGGCGGAAACGGAAGCCATGCTCGCGCAAGCGAAAGCTGGCGGCTTGGAGGACAACCCGATTTACAAGGGCATCGAGGCGCGCTACAACCAATTAAAAGACAACATCGACAAGGGCGGAAAGCCCACGGCGAACCAGCTTTACACCTTGCACATGGGAATCGCGGGGCCGCTCTCGACGCTCGTCACGGGGCAGCAAAAAGCCGACAAGATCGCCAAGGAAAAGAACGAAGCCGACCCGCTGTATAAGCTGGAAAACGACCCGTCTCAAATGGAAGGCGAGAAATCCTCCGACGCCCTCGCGCTGCTCACGAACAAGATGGGCACGGAGACGGACCCCAAGCAGTTCAAGCGCGAAAAGAATTTGTTCGGCCAGGCCACTCTCGCGCACGCCTCGTGGCTGGCGGACACGCAGAGCAAAGAGAACGCCTCGCAGATGGCGAAGCAGGGCGACCCGATGAACGCCGGAAAAATGCTGGCGTCCGGCGAACTCACGCTCACCGATTTGAAGGCGCGCGGCACGACTCCGAAATTCATCGTGGATTCCGTGAACGCCGCGAAAACGTTCGACCCGAAATACAACGCATCCGATGAAGTCGTCGGCGAGAAGGCGATGAGCAATGTCACCAACCAGACGTTCTACGCTTCGGCCGGCTCGTTGCTGCACCCTGATGGATTGCTGGACCAGCTCGCCAAGCAGGGCGCCGCGTTGAAGGCGTCGCCATTTCCGCGCATCAACACTTGGGACAATTTCGTGAAGCACGAAACCGGCTCTCCGGCGCAGGCGGCGTTCAAGCAGACCTTGATCGGAGTCGCTGACGATTACGGAAAAGTTCTCGGAGGCGGGCAAGCCACGGATGCCGCATTGAACCGCTTGGTCGATTCTTTCACTGCCGCGCAAAACGATTCGCAAAGGGCCGCCTCGATCCAAGCGGCGCGTGACGCGCTGAAATCGCAGGTCAGCGCCCGCGTGGGGCACAACCGCTACATCGCCCAGAGACTCGATTTCGATTACGGGCCGGGGTCTGCCGCCGCCACGGGCGGCTTCTTCGGGCAATTCGGCGGAGTGAAACACTAAATGCCAGAAGCCAACGCCAGCCCAATTCCAGCACAACAGCCGATCTCTCCGATGCCGGTTCCGGCGTCGTTGCAGCCTCCCGCTCCACCAGCGGGATCTTCTCCCGACCCTGAGCCGATGGTGACCATGCTTTCGCCGCAAGGCGAAACAGGGACCGTGCCGCAAAGCAAAGTCGCCGACGCCATCAAGGCGGGCGGAAAAACCGGAACATGGATGACCGCGCCGGACGGCTCGCAGGGCGTGATACCGCATGACCAAGTCGATGCGGCGCTGAAAGCCGGAGGGAAACTCGTTCCTCCAGATCAGACTCCCGACGCCGTCGCTGCACGGCATGCGCTCACGCGGCAAGGCAAGACCTTCACTCCTCCAGGCGTGATCGACAATTTGGGAGAAGGGTTCGTCAGGTCCGCTGGCGCGACAGGGCAAGGAATCGGCAGGCTCTACGCCGCCACAGGCGCCCCCGTCCCGCATTATTTGTCGAACGACAAAGGCACAGGATTGTTCGACGGCGGCGAGACGGAGCAAGAAGGCGTGGCAATGCACATCGGGGGCCTCGCCGAAAACATTTTTGAGTTCATGGCGGGCGATGAGGCTGTAAAAGGGCTGTCTTTCGCCGAGAAATTGGGCTACGCGCAAAAGATCGCGAACATGGCGAAGTCCAGCCCGAGAATCGCGCGCATGCTGAACATCGGGATGAACTCGATGCGCGTCGGCGCTGTCGGCGCCGTGCAGGGGACGCTGCAGGCAGAAGGCAGCGGAACCAATGAGAAGTCGCTTGTTCCGGATTCAACGGCCGCCGCACCGCCCACGCCAGGGCAGGCCGCCGAGTCGGGCGCCATCACGGGCGGAATCACCGCCGCCACTGCCGGAACCATCGAAGCCGTCGCACCATTCGCCAAAACGGTGATGGGCAAACTGTTCGACAAGCTCGGCCTCGCCGACCGCATCACCAAGGCCGAGACCGGCATCGCGGCGCACCAAGGAGAAATAGATGAGGTCAGTCAACTCGGAAAAGCGGCCGCCGAAAAAGGCCAATCGATCCCGTTCCACGACGAGTTCGGCCAGCCAGGCGACGCTGAGAAGGCCATTGCCGCTGCCAAGACGGGCGCCCCGAGCCCACTGAGCGAAGGGTTGAGAGGGCAGGCATTGGTCAAGGGCGTCCAAGGCGACCTCGACGCGGTGCAGGCGAAATTGGGGACCGATTACGGCGCGAAGCTCGACGAATTCTCGCAGCAAGCGACCGCAAAAGGAATCATGGTCGGCGGGCAAGATTCCGCAATCGCCCAAAAAGCTCAAGAGATCATCGGAAAAGGTTCGACTCTGCCGAGCGGAATTCAAGACGCATTAAAAGGCTCCGTTCCGCTGATGGAAAAGGTGCAGCCCATCTTGGAAGAGTTGGCGAAGGGCGAGCCTATGTCGTGGTCGCAAGCCGTCGAGCTTCAGAAGACGCTCGGCAACAAGGCGTACAGCATCACCGATTTCGGAGATCCGACGAAGCGTGTGTTTAGCGATCTGAAAGCCGCAGTCGGGCAATCCTTGGAGGACGCGGCCACCAAGGGGGGAGCGCCGGATATTGCCAAGGGTCTCTCGGACATGCGCACGGACTACGGCGTGACCATCGGGAAATTGCAGGACAACTCCGTGATCTCCGCGCTGCGGAATAAAGACCTCGATGGCGTGGCAAAACTATTGATGAGCCGCGATACCGTGGGCGACAACGTGCAGACTTTGCGCGGATTGCTCGCCCGCGTGGGCTCAACGAACATGGCCGGAGTCGAGAGCGAGATGTACGAGCAGCTTCTGAACAAGTCCTCGGATTTCACCAGCGGAACAAGGAACCTTGATTTCGACAAGTTCACCGCCAACTTTTTCAAAATTCCCGAGGAAGTCCGCGCACAAATCTGGGGCAGCAAGATAGACGACGTTGCTGCCGACTTGAAATTCGCCGCCGAAGTGCGGACGGGTGATGCTGGCCCAGGCGACAGCCTCGCCACCAAAACCGCGCAACTCGATGCCATGAAGGCGCGGTTGCAGAAGCTGCAAACGCCTGGGTCGCAGTTGCTGTCCGGATTATTGCGCCACGGCCCCGCTGGCGTGCCGGCGCTCAAAGCGGTCAAGGATTTCGTCTATGGAGATTACGACAAGCTGCCTGCCGATATCGGGGAAATCGTCGCGTTGGAGGGTGGCACTTACGCATTGAAGAACCCCACCATACAAAAAAGCATCCTGGCGCTCCTCACGTACGCCGGAGATGGCGGAAATAGGAACCCACTGGGCGCGGCTGACAAGCTGGGCGCGGACGCGGCGGATGTTGCCGGCGAGCCGAGCCTGAGGAACGTGCGCGGCGCGAACAGCCCCGCCGATTTCAACGTGGGATTGGGCGGCATGGGCGGCGGCTCTGCTGACCGTCCGAGGGGGAATCTTTGACAATGCCTCGACCCCTGTTCCGACAACCGACCGCATCTCGACTCGTGTTCCCACCTCCGTCAAAGCTACCGAGAATGCGCTGCAAGGTGAGCCACTAGTAATCGACCGTGCTGCTGTAGACGGCGCGCACGGGCTGGCTCAGAAAATGGCAGACAAGGTTCGCGGATACGACGGCGTGAAAGTTCCTAGCAACATCACAGACCCCGCGAAGATACTTGACCGATTCACAGCGCACGTAAAAGACAATCTGCGCTGGATATACAACCAAGTCCCAAAGGAAACTCAAGCGGCAAACGCGAAGTGGTACGAGAGCGCGAACTCGATTGCCAGTGATATCTCCAAGAAGCATGGGATGGAAACAAGGCAAGGCGCGGGTGTGATCGCCTCGATGTCCCCGCAAAAAGACTGGGATATGAATGTTTCGCTTGCTCATCGCATCGCGGACATTCATCACTTGCAAGGCGATACCATGATGTCGCCGGAGATGGAGGCCAAGGGCGCAGAACTTGGCACGAAGTCGAACGACTTGAAAGCATTGCTAGGCAACATCAAAGGTAAAACCTACGACCAATTAACCGACCCGTTTCAAAAGGCTGCTTGGGCTCGTATCTATGACGAAACCAATAATCCTAGAGAGTATCACCGGATCGACCCGGCAACAGGTGGGCAGGTCGGTCTGTCCGTTAATAAGGATGGCTCCAATTCTAAGGTGGCGTGGGGGAGTTTGAAGGAAGGCGCGAAGGCTATCAGCATCATGCAGGATGGAAGCCGCGAGAATATCTCGGAACAGCTTGGTGGTGCGCACAAAGTACGCAATTTTTACAACAACATCATCGACCCCAGTAACACGAAGGATGTGACGGTTGACACCCACGCCGTGGCCGCTGCGCACATGGAGCCGCTTTCCGGAAAGTCGAAAGAAGTTTTGAATAATTTCGGCGGCATCGAGTCGAACGCGACAGGGGTTGTGGGATCGTATCCGCTTTACGCTGACGCTTACAGGCAGGTCGCAAAAGAGATGAACGTCAAGCCCCGTGAATTGCAATCCGTGGTTTGGGAATGGGCTCGAAGCACTTTTGCGAGTGTGAAAAATGAGGAGGGGTTGCAGTTCGCTAAATCGCAGTGGGCTTTATCGAAGGCTGGAAAGATCACTGCGGACCAAGCCCGTATGAACATCGCGAACGAAGCCCAGAGGCGGGCAAAGTCAACGCGGTAGACTTCTTAACCACTGTGAAGGATAATAAAGCTATGGACCACGTTTTGGAGTACATGAAGAAAAACAACCTGCCGTTGACGCGAGAGAAATATCTCGAAATGGCATATCTGGGGAATCCGCCTGAAGAACTCGGCCCTGAAGAAGAGGCCGAGCTGCCGAGAGAGTTTCAGAAACATCCTCCAGAGTACGTCGATCCCGAAGATTAACGTTCAGTGATCTAGTCGTAGTGCCTCTTCATCCCTAGCCTCCTTTACGCGGAATTGCTCTGTCTGCCCAGCACGTACGCAACGGCCTCAGAAAGAGAGCAGATTTTCCCTATGACCCTGTGTGCTTGTTCATCGGACATGGCCCCGATGTTGACGACAGCTTGAGCTTCACTGGCTTTGATTAGCGAGCCTCTGATAGTCTGAAAATCGTGCCTCAAAGAGCCTTCGGTAAAATCGTCTTGGCAAATGCTTTCAAACATAGTCTCGTTGTACATACTTGTGAGCTTCTCTTGGGCTGTGCCGGAACCGTTGGCTAGATGATGAACTGCGTAGCGAAGCTGTTCAGCGCAACGTGCTAGATGTTCTTTCACTATGGCCTTTGCTTTGGTACAAACGCGCTTGACCTGTTTATGTGCAGACTTCCAACCCTGCCCCGATGGTATTTAATTCTCTTGTGGTAACAGTCTCACGGTGCGCGTCATCAAGCTAGCCTTATCTCAAGTTGTTCAATATTGTACTATTTTTGCGACGTGTCTTAGCGTACCGTGCCTGGAGTGAAAAAGAGTGAACTCACGCCCGAACAAGCAGCCTCCGTCCCTTGTCCTACATGTGGTGTCCCTGTCGGGGAACGTTGCGTCCTGCATTCGGGTGCTCCACGCTCAGAACCACACGTAGACCGGAAGCTCGCTGCGATTGACGCTATCGAAGGGATCGAAGGGAAATGAATTGACCGCCGTGTGGCGTTGCGGAAAATAAAAACCGCGGAAACGCCGCTAAGCGCTCCCGCCGCTCTACTCGCTGATTCCGAATTTACTTCAAGGCATTCGCTGGCTGTTGTCAGCTAGGGCACTTATGCTGACTTGTGCTTAATGGTGCAGCAGTCCCCCGTCCCATTTTACCAACATGGAATGTGACCACAAACATCCCGCCATTGGCGCCAGCAACGAGGTCGCGCCGTGTCGTAGCGCTCCCATTCAAGCCGTCAGCAGTCGTCGATACGCGGGTCGTTTACTGCGGAGATAATCTCGAACACCTCGCTAGACTGCCGGATGCGTGCGTTGATCTTGTCTATATCGATCCGCCGTTCAACTCCAATCGCAACTATGAAGTGTTCTGGGGCGAGTCGAAAGAGAAGCGCTCCTTCGACGACCGGCACGCAAGCACGCAGGCATACATTGAATTTATGCGCCCGCGATGCGTCGAGCTGGCGCGCGTGCTCAAAGAGACCGGCAGCTTCTACTACCATTGCGACTGGCACGCATCGCACTATGTGAAGGTGATGCTCGACCAAGTTTTCGGGGAGAACAATTTCATCAATGAAATCATATGGAAGCGCCAAAGTGCCCACAACGACGCGAAGCAAGGGAGCAAGCACCTAGGCCGCGTGCATGACAGCATCTTTTTCTATTCAGGCGGCGGAGATTACGAATTCAATCATCAATATAAACCTTACGACGCCTCCTATATCGAGAAGTTCTACAAGCACGTCGATCCCAGCACCGGACGCCAGTATTCGCTCGGAGACATCACAGCGCCTGGCGGAGCTGCTGAATCCAAAGGCAACCCGTTCTATGAGTTTCTCGGCGTTGAACGGTATTGGCGTTTCAGCAAGTTGGAGATGGAGCGCCTGTACAAGGTCGGCGATATCGTTCAGGCGAAACCCGGCGCAGTCCCGCGACAGAAAAGGTACTTGGATACTGGCAAGGGCGTGCCCATTGGAACCGTGTGGGATGACATAGGCCCAATTCAGTCCTCGGCTGAAGAGGCGATTGGGTATCCGACACAAAAGCCGCTTGCGTTGCTAGAACGGATACTCGCCCTGAGCAGCAACGAAAACGAAATCGTCTTAGATGCTTTCTGTGGTTGCGGTACGGCCTTGGTAGCAGCGCAGAATTTGAAGCGCCAATGGATTGGAATTGACATATCGCCGACAGCCTGCCGCGTCATGGCGAAGCGGCTGCGGGACGTGTGCGGGCTGCCGGAGAGTGAGAAGTTGTGGAAGACGGGGCGCGGCTTCATCGTGCGCGATCTTCCATGGTCAGCCGAAAAGCTTCGAACGATGCCGCCATTCGAGTTTGAGAATTGGGCCGTGATCGCGCTCGGCGGCATTCCGAATAAAACGCAGGTGGGCGACATGGGCATCGACGGTCGAATCTACCCTGTCGCCGCTGCGCCCAAGAAACTCGGAAAGGATACAGGCCATCTTGAATTCATGGACGTGTGGTATCCCGTCCAGGTGAAGCAGAAGGACAAGGCGGGACGCCCGGACATCGACGCATTTGAAGCGATGATGACCCGCACGGACCGGACAAAGGGTTTTTTTGTGTCGTTCGATTATTCCAAGGATGCACGGACCGAGATTGATGCGTTCTTTCGAAAGAGCGGCAAAATCATCATCGCACTCACTGTGGACGAGATCCTGAACGAAGAGATCGCGCGAAAACTGGCCTAATCGTTTTCATTTTGTTCCTCCCGAAGTCTTGCGCTGATCTTCGGCGTCTACCACAGATTGTGCGTCACTCCGTGTAAGACCCTCCTCTTCCAACGCCCGAACGCGTTGTTCCCACGTGTCGGTGTCTGTATCAGTGTTGGATGGAATGCTCGTTGCGGCGGCAGGAGTAACAGAGGAACTTAGCTTGGATGACTTACGACCCCGTGCTCTTGTCATTGCGCTCATTCTTCCGGTGCCCAGCCCTGAAGCACAGCGGTTGCCATCGCCCAATTGAATTCCCACACTGCTGGAAATCCTTCACCTCAGCGGCGGATTCTCAGCGCAAACATGTCCATAGAATAATTGCCGAGCCGCTCGGATGTTTTGTGTTTCATGGAAGTATTTCCAAGAACAATCTGGACAGGCGTATGTTGCGCCACCAGATGTGATCGTCCACTCTAAGGTTGGTTCTGTTCGTTCTTTTTTCTGCGCCATCGTGTGCCTCTCTTGTAAACAATTCTACCTAAAATCCTGTAAGAATCGTGTAAGGAATCGCTAAATGCCGGAGGGTCCAAATTTCCCAGAGGTATATGTCAAAACGGAGAACGCCCTTTTCGCCCGTTGACAGCTAAGCACTTAAAATTTTACAATATTACTGAGGATTTCCACCCCTACGGAAATCGAGTCCAGGTCTCCCAGCCAAACATTTTTTGTGCCGCTGCCCGCAACATTCCCGCAAGTGAGACTGCCATGACCGTGATCGTTATGGGCACGACCGGCTCCGGCAAGACCACCATTGGCACCTTGCTCGCGAAGCGCCTTGGTTGGGAGTTCGTGGAC